GTATCAGTTACTTCTTGCTTAGCGTTGGCCAAGCGTACTCGGAACAAGTACTGCTCGCCGCCTTGGCGCATAGCGTCAATAAACGCGTGCTCAGTTGGTACGTAGTTAAACGTGAAGTCCATAGAAGGAGCATCAGACTGGCCAGCAATCTGTGAAGATACTGCCTGTCCATACTGAGGTACGTTTACGATATTCGCGGGAATACCAAGATTAGGGAACTCGCGGATACGGCCAAAGTTGACAGCATCAGCTCCAGCAGTCCATGGAGTACCGGTGGTCTCAAACATATCGATCCACTCTACAGGGGTATCACCCTTATAGACTGTTCCGGCAGTTGCGCCAGTGCCTTCTTCCACGGGGGAGTTCAGGAAGGTGAGAGAGGTATACATCCCTGCACCGATAGATGAAATATGTGGCATTGTTGCCTCCTAAAAGTTAAAATGAGTTAAACTGTAGGCTGTAGTCAGCCCTGAATAAACTTGTGTCATCCTTATCGATTCCCCTAATGTTAAGGGTCCCGTCAGAAAGTTGTGTATCAACAGAATACTGGTTTTCCAGAAGATCAGAGAGCTTATCTGCTATCTCGTAGGTTCTTAAAGAGCCTTGGTTAGATCTGGTATAGATCTGAACAATGACTAATCCTCGCTTGTAGTCTGGTTTACTATACTCCTCAATAGGAGGTGATGAGGGTATTATCTCATAAATAACAAACTCATCGGGTGTAGTAGCAGGCCAGAAATTAGCAGGATAAGCGTTGACTCCAAAGTTCTGCCAAGAACTAGAAGCAAATATACTGTCTACAGAGGACAAAAGACTTGAGTAAGTAGCCATAGATCCTCCTTATCTTGCGGATACAGTAAACTTCACTGTGTATCCATCATCAACGTAATGTGTTATACGGTGGTCTACACCATTAACACAGATACTATCAAATTTAGTGTAATCAGAGGGAATGTCTTTCCTCTTAACAATTGCTTGTACAATGTCAGGCACTATAGAAACACCTGCACTGGTCAAGTCTTTATCGTTAGCTACTACAAGAAACCCATAAAAGGGTTTAGATACTACTTCTTTAGTAACTACTTGAGAAGTCTTGGGATCATACTCAGACTGAGACTCAGACTTAAAGATCATTTGAGTCTTCAGATCACCTGTAACATCCCAAGCAAGATCAATTGCATTTTCTACTAAAGCCTTTAAAGACATTACCAAGCCCTCCATGGAGTATTACCGCCAAACTCTGCAAGGTTACCTAAGGCTTTCCTTACAAGGTGGGGTAAACGGCTTGGGTTTTGAATACCACTAAGCTTAATTGATGATACACTCACGTTCTCTACCGTAGTAGAGGTATTTAATACACCGGGATTCTCAATAAGGTGCATCGCCATCTCAAAAGTTGCCTTTTGCAATCGGTCAGGTCTATCGGGGTCTTTAAAAGACACCATATCGTTGAACTTATCATCGAAATAAGAACCTTCACGGGGCCATGCAAGAGGCTGAGAGGTGGACACGGCGACACCAACATACGTTACTGCGTCATCCAGATAGCGGGTGGCTGTACTGAGGTACTCTTCTTTGTCGTTGTTGTTAAGAAGATGCCACTTATCGCTGTCTGAGCGATCAATAAAGTATGCGTTAGCTTCATCCAAGGTGACATAGCTATTTACGTTTAGTTTGATAGCCATGACCCACCTCCAATTTTAATCAAGCGTGTAAGATAGGCAGGATGCCCAAGTTCAGGTAACCAGCTTCGCTTCGTACCCAAGAGTCAGCTTGGTCATAACCACCGGTACCGGAAGTTTGAACGAACTGTACTTCAGAGCCGTCCCAAGAGTAACCCATTGGGTGGCATACGTAGCCCCAACGATACCAGATATCAGTAGTACCAGAACCGCCGTGAGCGGCAGCTGCTCGGTCCATTTCAACAGGCATCGGAACAACCAAAGACTTCATTGTCAGCGCATCAGGCTTACAGATGAAGGTAGTCTTAACAGACTGGTCGTTTACATTACCAGAAGCTGACTGGTCGTTACCCATAGCACGAGTAAGGAGCAGACGGAACTTACCTTGGAAGATCGTGTTGAACACGAGGTTTCCTTCGGTGATAGTGGTGTCGTCAACGAGATTAGCGCCGCGCAAGTCGGCCAGAGTCTCGGGAGACGTAATCATGTAGTAATAGGGAGCTTCGTAGTCTTTCCAAGCCATTCCCATAGCTTTGAAGAGTCGCTCACCACGAGAAGCGCCTTTAACAGCAGGGTCGTTATCGATAAGCTTGCGCTCGTCAGTAGGACCAGTAGCTGCTGCACCGAACTCACCCAGAGCATTGACATCTACGTAGAAGCCAGTGTTGGGGTCATCGCAATCGGTGTTGAATGAAGTGATACCGCCACCACGAGAAACCTCGTAAGCAGCTACACCATTCAGACACTCGAGAACAGAGTTGTGCTCGTCTTGAGCCTTAGTCTCACCAAAATCACGAGAGATTTTAGCCAGACCGTCTTCTTGAGAGATT